CCAGCCATAATATTATTCCTTATATTGAGTAATCATATTCTTTATTATCAAGAACAACAGCATCAAAATTAATAGCCTCTCCTTTAGAAGCTGGTCCTTTTCTAGCAGCACCATAGCCTTGGCCTGTTGGCCTAGCTACACAAACTTCTCTATCTTCTTTATACTTCTTAAAACCCTTCTTGTCGTAAGAATAAATTCTATTATTAATAATTGGCATTGTAACCTCCTAGCTACTTCCCTGAATAATTGTGTCAGCACTTCCTGCTGGACTTGTATTGTTTTGCATGTTATCTTGCCTAGCTCTTCTAGCTTGATTACGAAGACCGTCCATTGAATTTTTAAGTTCAGCTTGCCATGCTTGTACAGTATTAAAACTTTTATTAAATAAAGATGCCTCAACCATTGAAGCATAAAATAATGCATCATAACAAAAATCTGTAAAGTAATTATTTGGCGCTGCTGATGTAAGTGTGGTAGGTCTAGCTACATAAATAACCTCACCGTCATATGCAGAAGAAGGAGTAGGTGCAAGATAAATCTGCGTATTACTTCTCATAGCATAGTATTTAGGTTCGCCAACTGATGAAGAAACAAAAGGCCAAAAGTCATTTATATACTCTTGGCTTCGTTGTAATAGATTAATTCTTGAACCTGAAACTGTAATATTTATATTTCTTATAAGTCTTGTATCGGATGCTAATGATACTAAAGGATTACTTATACTGGTAGTTACAGACGTAATTTGATTTAATCCTACGTCATCTAATTCTTTAATAAGACGTAATTCAGCTTTAGTAATAATTAAAGGAATTTGATCTGTAAATTCTTGCGAATCATTTTCAGATGTATTCCGTATGTCAGAGACAAGATCACTAAAAGAAGGCATTTACTTATCCATAATAAATGTAAAACTTACCAGCATTACTTGCACCAGATAGCGAAACTTTTCCACTACATTTTACACCCATATCATTAAGATATATACTATCTGCCGTATTAGCTACAAGTACAGGATGTTTTATTTTTTGTCCATTTTGATCAGCAAGTACAAGCTCTGATACAGCTGTCACCGCAAAGGTATAAGTGCCAATACGAGTATCTGAAATAGTTGCACTTGTAATAGCATCTACAAATAAACCATTTCCACCCGCACCACCTACAACATGAGCAATTCTAATATTCGTCATTTAATTCTCCTAAAGAAGTAGAAGAGAGGATTTCTCCCCTCTTCTAACCTCATCTTTCGATTAACCAGCGTTACCGAAATAACCTCTCCAGTCAGACCAACCAAAGCTATAACGCTCTCTGGCCTTAAATCGAAGATTACCAGTATCGAAGTCTGGCTCCATCTTCGTCTGAAGTGGCGCTCTAATGAACATCTTCGCACCGTTAGGAACATTCGTTCTAACGAACCAAGCATCTGTATCAGTAAAGCGACGGTTGATGAACACACCTTTCGGAAGCATAGACATGCTTTGAATGGAGTTTACATCATTCCATCCTGCTGGATTGGTAGCAGCTTGTGATCCACCAAGGGAAGAAACTGTACCAGAAGCAGGAATAAGAGTGGAGTTCAACAACGAGTTCGACGTAGCCCAATTATCAGGTGCTACATGAAGCGATACCGCTGAACCACCAACAAGAATACCTCGGTCATCCTTGATCTTCTGAATGGCGGTAAGTCCAGCTTCTAAAGAAGCAAACGAAAGGTCTGCCGCACTTAGAAGGTTAGACTGTGTACCGTCCACAGTTGGGTGGGATGCACTGAAAAGTGGCTTCCCGTCTCCACCATGAAAGGCAGCAGAATCAGTGAATCCGTTATTGAAGATATCAGCACCTTTAACCTGCTTCGTATTCCCCATTGCTCTTGCAAGAGCTTTAGCTCTCAACTTAGCAAAGGTGTCATACAAATTATCTTCCATAGCTTCTTCGGTTACTGCAAAGGCAAGTGCTATGGTTTCGTTGACATATCTAGCAACATAACTCTCACTTGCGTCATCAAATGTAACTGCAGCACCTTCACCCTTTACAGGTGCAGTGCCGAAGCCTGTAAACAGAACTTCTTCTTCAAAAGCTCTATCTGAGTTTTCAACCTCAAAAAGAGGCTCATGCTCATTATCAACTTCTCCGTATTCTAGTCCAAATACAGCATTTAGACCGGGGAGAAGTTCTTTGGAAATACTAGCTCTATTAATAGCCATAATTCAAACCCCCCTTAAATGCCAGCAGGTGCGGACAACTTAGCATCCACATGCTTTACAATACGAACTTCTAGAACTGGAAAAGCTCTTTCCGTAGCAACAGTAATATCGTTACCCGGCTCATCAAGAGTACCAATAGGTCTTACTGGAAGAATAGTGGTATTTCTTGTTGCAGCTTTAACACCAAAACCAGACTGCCCTGTAAAGGTGCTGCCTGTTCCTAGAGTTAGGCCAAAGTTTAACGCATTGATATCACCCGTAGTGCAAGAAGCATCTGCCTGAATAAAGTACGTTGACTTTGGATCAGTATTAACAAATGCTTTAATATCAGTTGCGCTGGTATTAGCGGGCCAACTCTTTTTAAATTTAGGCTCCCCATTTTCCACATAGTGGCATCCCATGAAAACACCGACAGCAAAGTCAGCATCAGCAGAGACTGGTTCTACATTACCGAGACTCGTTTTAACAAGATCACCTGTAAATATATTTCTTGCATCACCCGATGCAATTGGTAGCTCATCAAAACCTGTGGAGTTAGAACCAGAACCACGTTTGCGGGATGGCAGGAAACCTCTAAGGTTTTTAGTAGTAGACATAATGCCACTCCTTTCTGTTATCCCTGACCCACACTAACTATTCTTGGAAGTTTGGTCTTCGTCCTCTAGTCACTGTGGACCTACTATTATTACTAATAGGCATTCTTGAATCCGAAGAGCTTTCAAGTTGTGAGTTCACCGCATGCATTAACTCTGCGCTCTTGTTTTCATAATACCTTTTTCGGGCTTCTAGTTTGCCAGTTGGCATTTTAGCCAACGCCAAGTCTCCACGGCAGACTGTACCACTATAGCGCCCATTCTCCTGCACGACAGAAGATATTGCCATTTCTGGAACTTCCTCTGGAGTAACCCATGTCCATCCTTCAGCCATTTTCTTACCAACATTCTGGTAATCATCTGCCCCTTTTAGATTTATACGAATCCAACGTAATGACATTCCTTCATTAGCCAATCTATTTAAGACTGGATCAGGAATATCAAGGGCATTAGGCTCTTCCCATGTCCATTCAGTTTCTTCCCTTGTGTTCTGTTCTCTTGTACTGGCTGAACGTGCCTCGCTCTTCCGTGTATTCATGTCTTAACTCCCTCGGCCAAATGTTATATCTGTATATTCACCGTCTGATCTTTCAACTTTTAATTTTTCAGCGGCGTATACTTCAAGTGGTACGTTCCATTTATTTGCAAGTCGAACATCTTCTTGCGAAAGTTTAATCTTCTTGCTAGACGTTGCTGGGGACCGGGAAGCTCCAGCAACCACTTGAGCGGCAGGTGTCGTCTGCTGCGAACGATCTTCTTCACTACCTTCTGCAGTAGGAAACTTATGAGGAAATTCTTCTCGTAATCTACGATCAATTTCCGTATAAAAATCTTCTTCATTAGGATCATATCCTGTTTGCTTTAACTCTGCATCAATTGCTAGTGCAGAAGCAGTTAGAATACTATCTTTACCAAACCATTCATTTTCAGTTGCCCAATCTTCTGCTCTTGGATCAGGTCTATGTTCGGCTGGTGCAGCTGCTTGTTGAGTTTGTTGGGCTTGCTCTTGTTGTAGTTGAGCCTCTTTTGCCTTTGTATAATTATCTAAAGCAGCTTTTTGTTTACTTAAACTATCTAAATCTAATTGACTTTGTTGTAAAACCTCAAGTGTCTGAAGAGTTTTTTCTCCGTCACCTGAATTATATGCATCTAAATAAGCAGCTTTTGCTAAAGCAACTTTGTCGTTTAATTGTTTTTCACTTAAATCTGTTGTAGTTTTCTGTGTATCTACAAAACTTTGTTCTTGAGTAGATAGCCTTGTTTGTAGTTCTTGTTTTTCTTGTAACAAAGCCTGTATCTGCTCTTCTTTTTCTTTCCTTTGCTTTACTAGCTGTCTTATTCTTTTTTGAGCGCCATTTGTTTCAATACCTTCTAACTCTTTTATCTCTTCTTTTTTAGGAGCTTCAGCCTTTGCTGCAGGTTGAGGCTCTGGTTTTGGAGGTACTGGCGGTGGAGCAGGAGGTCCGTCATCTTCAATTTCATACTCTACCGATTCTGAGATGGTAACGTCACCCCACTCGTTTTCATTCTCTTCCATTTAGTATATTTCCTTTCGGCTGATTCGACACAGACGCTTTACGAATATCTATATTATACACTATTTTTTACGTTTACGCAACCCCTTAACTAGATAAATTAAATGTAGGGTCTAAATCCTTTGGATTCTCTACCTTTAACATAATTTGATCATCGTATAAAAGAATAAGTTTTACACCTTTATAGATCATTTTTACACCTGCATGTTTACCATAACATACATAATCACCTACCTTACACCAGTCACCAGTAGAAAATTTTTCTTTATCTTTATATGCAAGATCGCCTATTGCAAGAACTTTACCTACAGTTGTAAGATAAGACATATCGTCTACAGTTGAGTCTGGTAGTATAATACCACCTTTTGTTTTAGCTTTAATTGATACGGGACGAATTAAAATATTAAAGCCCGGAATAGTGGGTAGAGGTTTTGGATCAGATACATCGTCTTCTTCTCCGCTAATCCATTGATCATTCTTAATTGCTTTTTGTAAAGCAGGTTGTTGCATGGTTATTCTCCTTCTTCGTCATGAAATCTTGTTTTAACAATACGAGTTAAATCGTTTCTGGCCCATGCTAACCCTTGATAAAAACCCACTAATTCTCTATATGATGCGTAGTCTCCCACACCATTTTCAACTAAATTCGCTTTGATATGATCCATCTGCTCATTTAAAGATACTATTATTTCGTCCCACAAATTCATTACAGAAAACAGACTCCTATTATAATTCCAACAGCAACTGCTGCTATTACTTTAATCCAGCTTTTACACTCTGCTGAACATACACAGCTAGTACAACTAATAATTTCTTTAATCTTATTCCATACTTTACTCATTATATTTTTCATTTTACTCTCCTGTATTCATAGCTATCTGAGCAATTTTCATAAGATCATCAAGTTCAGATGATCTCTGATTATCAGAAGATTTTAATGTAGCTTCTATAAGTTTTATCATTGCTTTTATACCTTCTGTCTTGCCCTTCATTTCTGTCTCTTCAGATATTTTAGATAGTTGTCCAAGAAGTTCCATTGCTTTTAGTTGTTGATCATTTTGTAATCTAGCTTCTTGTGAAGCAGCATCAACAAGAACATCAACAGCTTTTATCGTTTGTTTATTGATTCTATCTTTTTCTTTTTCTTCTGCTTTTAATAAACCTTTTTGACCATCTTGAATTGCTTTCAATGCAACTTCTGTTTCTTCAATATCTAACTCTCTATTTTTAAGAGAAGCTTCAGAAGCATTTTTCATAAGCGTATTCTGAAGTTTTTGCTGTTCAATCTGTACTCTCGCCTTCTCAAGTTCAACCATCTGAGCTTCAGGACTTTGTTGCTGACCCATTGCCATGTTTGCATTTTGAACTTGCTGTGCCGCTTGAGCCATAGCAACTTCCATAACATTTGGCATTTGTTGTTGTTCAACGGGTAGATTATTAACAAGTTGTTGGGCAACTCCTGTAACTTGTTCCTGATATTTCATAATCACATGCTCTTGGATATTAGATTGTAATATAGGAACTACTCTCTGCATCGCAGGGTTCTGACCATTTTTAGGGTCTTGCAAGAAAGCCATTTTAACTTGTATATGAGCATCATGGTTTTGACCGGGGAATGCTGCAATAGCTAATCCTCTTGTTGCAGCTGCAATATCCGATAAGGGATCAAGTGGTTGAGGTTCCTTTTTAGGTGGTAAAATTTCATCTAAGTTTGGCATATTTGCAGCATGAAGAATTGTTCTATTTAATGCTTCAAGGTTGAACATACCGGGAGGAGATTGCTGGGCTAATTGTAATGCCATCTGAGCCAACATCATTCGGTGAGCATTGGAAGGGATGTTTGGATCACTAACAGGAATAACATCTACTCTACCATCAAAATCTCTTTTAAGTATTTTCTGGGACATGCCCGGTACTTCAAAAGGATATTCATTTGGTAAGTAGTCGTAGTTTATTTTTGCTAGAATCTTAAACTCATCTTTCTGCGACTTGTGAAGTCTTTTGTGAATTGCACTAAAGAACTTACTAGATGCTTCAAGAAGAGCCATCGTTGTACCAACAGGTCCATATGAAGAAGCGTCTGATACAACTTGTTCTGTACTATCAGCAAACTTCTGTCCTGTCTGTGTAATAAAGTTAAGCATTTGGTACAGGGTCGAGGAAGGCTCCTTATATGGCAAAGGAACAATAGACTTAGAAAGGTCCATACCAGTTGCTTCAACTTCTTTGAACTCACCCGGTGCGATTGGATCATTATCACCAACAATTCTCACACCCTTTGCTTTAAATCCTCCCGGTAAGTTCGAGAACTGACCCGCATCCACCAAAGCTCTCATAGCCGCAGTTGCGGTTAGCGTAAGGTTTCCTAGAAAATGGATCAGTCCTAAACCATAGAAACCAAAGCCCGGTACAAAACGATAATGGACAAAGTGCATTATCTTTTCTCTTGTAGGATCATCAGGACGATAGTTTCTACGAATACTTAAAACTCTACGAGATTGCTCTTCAACCGTTACAATGTAAGGAAGAGCAACGCCCTCAGAATATTCTGGATCAGCCTCAAGTTCTAAATAACAATGTTGTTCAAGTAAAACATACTGTGGATCATCTTCACCTGTTTGGGACATTCCCATAACAGTATCAATTTTAGATGATATAGGAGTAGGACTTGGTACATAGGCATCTGGTAAATCAATATCCAAATACATTCCAGAACGAATCTCTCTCATTAAATCATGAGGGCTTCTATAAATAATGTGAGTATACCTGTCTGCTTTTCTTAGATCACTTGCGTAGTAAGACACATAAAACTGATCAATAGGAACAAACTCAGAAACAGGACGCTCAAGAGCGGCATCATAGTAAACTTTTTTAAAGGCAGACCCAATAAGAGGGAGGTGGAACAACATCCTTTCAAACTCATCAAAGTATTCAGGCATTTGTTCTGTTAGCTGATAATTCATAAACTCTTGAACTCTTTCAGCCTGTTGATCTTTTTGATAATTAGAGTTTCCTAGAATTTGAGACTTTACTGGACCAGCTGGTGGAAATAATTCTGATATAGCTTTTGATTGAAACTTAACTGCTGATTCTACAAGCAAAGGATGTACCGCAGTACAAGCACCTTCAAATGGTTCTGAAGTAGTTTCTAATTTTAATCCAAGAAGATCAAAGCCTCTTTCAAACATTGACTCCCATTCTGATCTTGAACTCATATCAGCTTCATATCTATCATAGACACTTTCAGCTATATTTACTAATTCAAAGTCATCTAGATTTTCAGCAAGATTTTCAAACCATTCTTTAATATTAGATTTTTCTTCATACTCAAATTCATTTTCAAAACTAACAACAACGCCGCCGTCTTCCTCAATATCAAATGATACTGTTTCGCCAACTTCAACATTAGCACCTTGATCCGGTATCTGAATAACTTCAGCGGAAGGAATTTGATCGTATGGATTTCTTTCAGTCGCCATTTTTGTAAGTATCCTTAAATTTTAAATGAATATGTTTCATTAAATCTTTTTGGTATCTGCGCCATCTACCCTTACATATTTCAGGTATTGAACAAGTACATTCTTTATTTTTACAACGATAATCTTGATATTGT